GAGGGGATTACTCTTCTGCGGTAACTGTCACTAACGGACACTATTTTATTGACCGCTTCAAAGTGTTTTATACCGGCGTCTCTGCAACAGTCCAGCGCACAAACAATAGCCCCCCGAATATTCATACTGGACATTCTTTAAAGGTTACAGCAACTTCATCAGAACAGGGCTATATTGATTTACTACAGTGGGTTGAGTATCAGCCTTTCTTTGTAGGGAAGCACATGACGCTTTCTGCTTGGGTGCGTAGTGACAACACAGGCACTCAACTTAGAGTCACAGCCGGAAGTCAGATAGCTACGAAAAATCATAGTGGCGGCGGCGAGTGGGAATATCTTACCCTTACGTTTGTTTATCCAACTACTGTTACAACCAACATAGGTATTGAAATAATTGCGTTTGATAATGGCGCCGTACCAATTACAAACGGGGACTTTGTTGAAATGGCTAATCTACAACTAGAACTAGGCAACGTAGCCACCCCGTTCGAGCATCGTTCATACGGCGAAGAACTGGCGTTGTGTCAGCGGTATTATCAACAACACGGAGGTGGGGGCTACACAGGTGTTGCCATGGTTCAAATCTTCAGTAACGTAAGCTCAATGTGTAGTTTTCTTTTCCCTACTAAAATGAGAGCGGCTCCAAGTATTAGTTTTAGTAACCTTATTGTAACAGATAGGATTGCCTTCGATTCAGATGTCTCCGCTTTAACCCCCCAAGGCACATCTGATAATGGTGCTCAAATAAAGACAACCCATGCCTCTAATGGTGCAAATTCTCGTCAAGCCGCTAATTTGGCAGTTAAGAACGGTACTTACGGACATATTGCATTTAGTGCGGAGCTATAATTATGATTATTGAAACAGTAAAAACACAAGAATATGGCTACCTAGTTAACGGCAATATGTCCGTACCAAATGACCCAGCTAACACCGACTACCAACTAATCCTCGATTGGATTAACGAAGGTAACACACCTACTGGTGCAGACATTATCGAACCTGATTATGTTTCTCTACGCACAGGTGCAGACGGTTACGCTTCTACAGGTGAACAGCTTGGTATGATTGCTGATGGCACTCAAGCGGCCCATGTTACAGACGTTAAGACTCGGTTCCCTAAGACCATTACAGGCGGCACCACTATCGGTGATGTACCTCAAGACATCTTAGATGCCGCCGCAGAGAAACTATTCAACACCCAAGCAACCGATTACAGAACTGCCACAGCCCGTGTAGCTCAGTACCAGCTATCCGTAGGACGCTCGGAAGTAACCGAAAGCCAGCCTACAGGCGAACAAGTCTGGAACGAAGAAACCTTCGAGATGGACGATGTTATGGCTGATGTTGTAGTCGTTACAGCGATTGAGCCTTTGGAAGCTACTGTAGAAGTTACTACTTATGCAATGGAAGAAGACCCTGTTACAGAAACAGTAGCCAACCCACTAATCGTTACAGATGTTGAAGAACGTACTGCGGCTCAAGCTGTAATTGACAATACGCCTGCGCCAGTTAAAACTTTTGTAGGAGAGTAAATGAAACTGGTCTTTGCCTTGATCGTTTTAGTTAACGGTGAGGTTGACGTAAAGGCCACTAGTCATTGGCATGACCTTAATCGGTGTAAGTGGTTTGCTGAAGAGCTAACCATTCAGGGGACAAGAAAAAGATACAGTACTCCAGTAATGGCGTATTGCGTTCCCAAGTATGTAGACCCGAGTAAGGTGCTTATCCATGATTGACCCGCTAACCGCTATAGCAGTTGCTACAAAAGCATTTAACACCGTCAAAGCAATGGTTGCTGCTGGCCGAGATGTAGAAGATACACTTGGGCAGATTGGTGCATGGTATGGCGCTTGCAGTGATTTTAACGAAGCCAAGAAACAGGCAGAAAACCCGCCATTGTTTAAACGGTTGGTAGCTAGGCAATCCGTAGAGCAAGAAGCTATGGAGATATACGCTAAAGAAAAGAAGATTAAGCAGCAAGAAAAAGAGTTGCGCGAGCTGTTGATGTACACCTATGGCCCGACAGGATATACAGAGCTTGTTGCTTTAAGGCGAAAGATCAAAGACCAGCGTGAAAAAACTATTTACGCGCAAGAAAGAAAAAGAAAAGCAGTGTTTTGGACTACCGTCCAGCTCGGAGCTTTAACTGTATTAGTGTACACTTTGTACATTATTATCAAATTACTTATTGGAATGTCGAATGGCAACGGTATCTGAAGCACTTTTAAAACTTGAAGCTCACGAAAGAGAGTGCGCGGTGCGTATGATCTCGATAGATGAGAAGTTCCAGAGCATAGAAAAGCGACTTGATGAAGGTTCTATAAGGTTTAAGAAAAGTGAAATGATGCTGTGGGGTATGTACCCGCTGATAATTGGATTGTTCCTAGTAGAGAAGTTTGTCTAATGAGTTTAATAAACCAGTTAATAGGCCCAGTAACAGGTCTTCTTGATAAGTGGATACCCGATGCAGACACCAAGCAGAAGATCGCGCACGAAATTGCAACAATGTCAGAGAAACACGCGCAGGAGTTATCTCTTGCTCAAATCAAACTTAACACCGAAGAAGCAAAAGGCAGCGCATTTCAGCGAAACTGGCGACCTGCTACAGGCTGGGTCTGCGTCCTTGGCTTTGCAGTCAACTTCCTAATCTCACCCTTGGCCGCTGGCTTTGGTGTAGATATCCCGCAAGCTGATACTGGCACTATGATGCCTATTCTGATGGGGCTATTGGGGCTAGGCGGGCTTCGCAGCTTTGAAAAAACCAAACAAGTAGAAGGTAAATAACATGGCTAAATCACCTAAAAAAGAAAGCGGCTTCTTTAAGGCCAAAGAACTGACCTGTAAGTGCGGCTGCAATACCACAGAATTTGATCTAGGGTTTCTTGCTACCCTGAATGCCATCCGAGAAGAGTGCGGATTTAGCTTTGCTCTATCATCTGCTTACCGATGCCCCCAACACCCCATAGAAGCCCGTAAAGAGCATCTAGGAGCGCATACAACTGGAAAGGCGGTAGATGTGTTGGCTAATGGAGAAAACGCCTTAGAGATCATTAGAGTGGCCCAAAAGCATGGTATCCAAAGAATAGGCATACAGCAGAAGGGTGGCGGTAGATTCATTCACCTAGATGCCTGCACTGATGAAGACGGCTTTCCTAATCCAGCCATTTGGAGCTATTAATGGCCAGATAAATTAGTTATACTTTTGGTGCGCCATGTGGCGTAAACTTTTTTAATTGTCTCTTGTTATTCCCTTTTAGCCCTGCTTATTAATTTATTGCAGGGCTTTTTTTTGCCTTTTGCTAAATAAAGTAAACTAAAAGGTTTACATTAGGGTTTAGATGTGTAATTATAATCGCACATTCAATGAAACAAGGGCAACGCCATGAACTTATTACCTACTTACCAAGAAAAAATTAATTCTTTAAAAGCAGCTTTAGCCATGATGACTTCTGAAGAAAAAGTACGATTTGGTGCTTTTTACGAAAGCGAGCTAAATTATTTTGAGGCACTGGCAGCAAAAGCTGCTTAATTTAACCGCCCCTTTGGGGGCATTTGCTGTAGGAGGCAATATGGGAATCAATAATTTAAACGACCTAGAGCGCGGTGAGTATGACTGCGTAACAGGTTATCCAGCCCTTGATGGGCAATCAGACGCTTACTATGCGGGTTATGGTAAGCAGTACGCTACAGAACAGGCCATAGGAGGTCAATAATGAAATCAAGCGAACTAATTAACGAGCTGGCAGCAGCTCTATGCAAGGCTCAGGCTGAGATGGGGGGGGCAGTTAAGGATTCATCTAACCCGTTCTTCAAGTCCAGTTATGCCGATCTAACGTCTGTTATCAAGGCAATCAAGCAGCCCTTCTCTGATAACGGTTTAAGCTACACACAGTTCCCCGTGACCTTTGAAGATCGTATTGGGGTAGTGACTCGCTTAATGCACAACTCGGGCCAGTGGCTAGAAATGGATTACACCCTGCCTACGGTCAAGAAAGACCCACAGGCATCTGGGTCAGCCATAACGTACGCAAGACGGTACGCTTTACAGTCTATTGCAGGCATACCCACAGCAGACGATGATGCAGAATCTGCAATGCTTCGCGGTGATGATAAGAAGATTATCTCTGACGACCAAATAATCGCTATCAAGAAATTAATTGATGAAAGCGATACTGACATGGATAAATTTTGTAAGTGGCTAAAGGTTCGGGGTATTGATCAAATTAGAGCTATGCACTTTGACCGAGCTGTTGCCGCACTAGAGGCCAAGAAGTGATCATCTTAGACCATGAGCAGGGCTCCCCAGAATGGCTTGCTGCAAGACTGGGTAAGCCTTCTGCAAGCATGTTTTCCAAGCTAATTACAGCCACTGGGAAGCCTTCTAGCTCTGCTGATGGGTACATCAATCAATTGATAGCCGAACGCCTTACAGGGCAATCTGAGCCGTTTTACGTTACTGAGTGGATGGCGCGAGGAACTGAGTTGGAACCAGAAGCCCGTGAAGCGTACGAGTTTATTTCGGGAAATGATGTTATCGAGACTGGGTTTATTTTAGACACTGGCTTTGAATATGGCTGTTCTCCTGACGGATTAATTGCAGATCAAGGCGGTTTAGAAATTAAATGCCCAGCGCCTCAGACGATGGTCAGTTATTTGAGAGACAACCAAATAGGCGTAAAGAAATACTGGCAACAGATTCAGGGTTGTATGTGGATCAGCCAGAGAGAATGGTGGGACTTTTTCGCCTATCATCCAGAAATGCCGCATGTGCTTGTGCGGGTTGAACGCGATGAAGACTATATCGCAAAGCTGGCCGAGGAAGTGACCAAGGCCGTTGAAGTAATACTAAACCAAGTGGAGAAGTTAAAATGAAAGTAGGATTATCTGTAAGAATTGACGTTACTAAAATTGACAAGGCGCGTCTTTACAAAGGGGCAAAGGGTAC